AAATGGTTAAGAAGGGCAACAGATGCTTGGGAAGCTAACTACAATCCATCTGAAATCAATGATGAAATACCTTATTAGGAGAACCAAAATGAAGGTAGAAATAAAAGTAATCTCACCGGAGATGGCAGAGAAATTGCTATCTAACAATGAAGCAAACCGGAACATCAAGCCCCGTCAAGTTGAAAGAATGGCGCGTGATATTCTTGGCGACAGATGGCAAGTCAACGGTGACGCCATCCGCATTGCCACTGATGGTACACTTATTGATGGTCAGCACAGACTGAGCGCTGTTGTTGCAGCCAACAGACCAATCACAACAATGGTTGTTTCTGAGTTACCGCCATCAGTCAAAGACACAATTGACTCGGGCGCAAAGCGCACAATGAGTGATCGCCTTATGATGCAAGGCTACGGATACCCCGCGCAACTTGCAGCAGCAGCAAGTCAAATGGCATCATTAGCTTACAATCAGAGCCGCCAGATGGCATCACACAGTGAGCTAAAACAAATCATTGACACCCACACCAACAGGTCTGGTCGATATGACTTGCAAGACAGCACTATGCTAGTCAACAAAACATTCAAAGGTATGGACTCAATGCTTACAGCAGTTCATTACATTGGCTGTTATCTTGGTCACGCGCATCAAGCAGATGCTTTCATCAAGACTTGGAAGACTGGTGTTCCATGTTACTCCGGTGATCCTGCACATTTCACGCGTGAATATCTAATGCGCTCTGAGCTTAGCACCAAGAAATTACCCGCGCATACCAAGCGTTTACTGGTAACATATGCTTGGAACAAGTTTGCAAAAGCAGAATCTATCACCCGTGTATATACACCTAAGACTTATGAGATTGAGGGCTGGGAGCCAGAAGATCTCGGCGTCTCTCTGCAGTAATGTCTATTAATTACAAGCCATGCCCTGACTGTGATGGTCGGGGCTATCAAGATCGGTATGTATTTTCTACGTTTGCTGGCGAGTATCAAGCTGGTGAACTAGTAAAAGATGGCATCAAAGACTGCATTGAATGTGGATCGCAGGGTGAAGTGCCGCTTGATCTTGACTTTGAGGATTGATTAGCTGCATTAATGCAGTATGAAATCATACCTTAAACACATCGAAGACACAGCAGCGGGGCATGACGTCTCGCTGTTGAAAGCATTCAAACAAGCTGACATTCCAACGTCAACTTATTACAGAACAATCAAAGGTGAGACTGAGCTAAGGTATGATACAGCAGTGAAAGTATTTCATGCCATCGAATACATCCACGCAGCCAATGAAGCCCGAAAGCAATCTGAAGAACTACGAAAGATTGGTAAGCCTTTTAGTAGCCGCACGGTACAAGCAAAGTTTAAGTCAAGAAGCCTTAGCTCATAGCATAGGCTGCGCGACTTCACTGGTACACAAGTGGGAGACGCACAAGCGTATTCCCTCTGGGTTCATGTTAATATGCTGGCTTGACGCATTGGATCATTCAATTGAAATCAAAGAGAAGTGACTCAATAAATTGCATTGCATGTCAAACAAAAACAACTTGGTTCGTTGCAGTGTTAAAACAAAACAGCAAAGGCACAATGGAAAAGCATTGGTTCATTTGCTTGCACTGTTACGAGGAAGATAAATGGCAAACCGTAACAAGATCAAAGGAACTTACCACGAAAAGTGGTTCGTCGACTGGCTCACGAAAGCGCAGATCAAAGCGAAACGCCAGCCCCTCAGCGGCAGTTTGGGGGGAGAGTATAGCGGCGACATCAAGCTCGAACTCTTCGGACAAGAACTGGTGGGAGAAGTAAAGTACAGAGACAAATCAAACTTCCCTAGCCCATTTAAAGTATTAGAAGGCAGAGACATTGCTTTCTATAAACGGCGGTCTGGAGAACCGCAAACAGTGGTCATCATGAGTGGTGATCAATTCCTAAAGCTAATGGAGAACGCAAATGGAATCACAGACACGAATAATAAAAGCTCACCTTGAAGCTGGACTTGCAATAACTGCAATGGAAGCCCTTCATTCTTATGGATGCTTTAGGCTTTCAGCTAGAATCTATGACTTAAAGCAATCAGGTTTTCATGTAGAAAAAAGAATGTTTGAGTTAAAGAATGGCAAAAAAATAGCGGAGTATTACAAGCCATGAAGAAACCTAAGTCTGTATATCAAGCTGTTCAAGGTGATGTCTGGTCTGCACACATCAGCAAAGCTACAAGCTCACCTCACTATGCTAAAGAATACAAGCGTTCTAACTATGTGTTGGACACGCTTGAGATCAACGCTCGCCGCATCAAGAACGGCGAAGCGGTGGGCGCAAGCTTTCTCAAGGGCAAAGTAAAAGAACAGCTATTAGCTGAGACTGACTTAACTGAGTCTGATTTCAAAAAATATTTTGACTAAGCTGCATATATGCAGTAGTCTAAGCCTTATAATAAAAGGAGAACTCAATGGAACGCAAAGGTTTCATCGGCGGCAGTGACTGCGTAAAAATTATGAATGGTGAATGGCAAGAGCTATGGGCCATCAAGACTGGAAGAATGGAGCCAGAAGATCTGTCTGATAATATAGCTGTACAGCTTGGCTCTGTTACTGAAGACTTTAACCTTGGCTGGTTTGAAAAAAGATACAAGTGCGTGTTGTCAGATCATCAGCGCGAGTATGAAATGATGCTTGGCAGTGTGCCAGCCAAAGGAACTATAGATGCCAAGTGGAATGATGACATCGTAGAGGCCAAGCATACGAATGCTTTTAATAATATGGAGGATATCGTTAAGAGATACCTTCCTCAAATACAATTGTACTGTCACCTTGCAGACCTTGATGGCGCATATCTTTCAGTCATCTTTGGTAACAGCAAGTGGGAGGGTACTCATGTCAGCTACAGTGCAGACTATTTCAATTCTATGTGGGCAGTGGTCTCGGACTTCTGGGGTTACGTTGCTGATGACAGGGAACCGCCAGAAGCGGATGTGCCAACCTTATCTACTGAAAACATCTTGGTGGATAACATGGTCGTGCGAGATGCCAGCAAAGACAATCAATTCGTCGATGCCGCAGTCACATACATCCAAGGGTTTGAAGCCAACCGCGTGTTTGAAAACGCAAAGAAAGATCTCAAAGGAATGGTCGCAGCAAACGAAAGAGAAGTGTACTGTGATCAACTTTCCCTCAAGAGAGACAAGCGGGGATCACTCCGCATAACAAGGAGAACCAAATGAATATGAAGCATTGGGATAATTTATCCAAATCAGATCCAAAGTATCTAAAGCAAGTAAGCTTTGGGTCGCGCAGCTTTACAGCTATTGATCCACAGTATCAGGTCAGAATGATGACCGAAGAATTTGGTGCAGTAGGTGAGGGCTGGGGCTGGCACAACACAACTGAGGTTGTACATGTAAGCAACGGAGATAGCGCTGTACTAGCGCATGTGTCTGTCTGGCATGGTACACCAGCCAATACCTTTGGCCCGTTTACTGGATGCCGTAAATTCTTTGACGTCACCAAGGGCCGCATGGCTGAGGATGCGCCCAAGATGGCAGTCACCGATGGTTTGACCAAGGCACTGTCGCACCTTGGCTGTAATGCTGACGTCTTCTTAGGTGAGATGGATGGCAACAAGTATGCAGCAGATAGCGGCAACAAATCAGCCGGCAATAGCTGGTAAACAAAAGGAGCCAGAAGCATGGCAGAGTACGACAACAATAACACAGGCGCAGCCTTCACACCGTTTCCATCACAGCAAATGATCTTGCAGGGTAAGATCAACGTTGACGGTACAGATTCAAAGATCGTCTTGGTCAAAGATGAAACGCGTGATGGTCGCCAGATTATCGAAGTGTACCAGAAGATGGGTACATTCTTTGAGAATGATAAGAAGTCTAATGCCGCAGCGCCAGATTACTCTGGCCCACTTGGTGATGCAAAGCGCATTGCCGGTTGGCGCAAGATGAAAGACAACAAACCATATATGTCTTTTCAGATTAGCGACAAGCAAGACGGACAAGGTACACAGCAAAGCAGTGACCCCTTGCAAAGTGATGCAATACCATTCTAAGATGGTGTTGTTCTCCGAGGTACTTCTCCCAAATCTGTCTACCTCACAACTGCAGGGCTTTTATAGCCCTGCTTTTTTTTGGAGTAACACATGACCAATCTTGAAAAAATGATGGCCGATGCCAAGGGCTGCAATGAAAGGCTCAAAGAAATCAATGGGCTTTCAAGAAGAAAGCCAAAAGAAGAGCCGACATCGAAAGAGCCACATCAAGGCTACGGCAAAGGCTGGCGCAATAAACCTTTGACTGATGATGAGCTTGCCGACATAAAATATTTTAGAAGAAGAGGCTGGTGCGTCACATCAATAGCTATGT